CCCATGCTTTATATTATGCCGTCCATGGACGACGTTCAGTTCCTAGTCCAGCAGCGCATAGACACCATGATTGAAGACTCGCCCGTACTGCGCAATCTGGTGTATAGAGCAAAGACGCGTGACGGCAAGAACACGAAGAAGCTGAAGATGTTCCCCGGCGGTGTGCTCCGCCTCGTCGGCTCGTTCAGTCCGCGTGCGCTGCGCGGCATGCCCGCGTGCTATGTATACGCTGACGAGATTGACGAATACCCGGATAACGTCGGCGACGAAGGCGACCCCATCGACCTCGTGCTGGTGCGACAAAGAACCTTCGGCATCCGTCGCAAGATTCTGCTAACGTCCTCCCCCACGAGGGCGCGCAAGAGCAAGATTCATGAGTGGTATACGCGCAGTGATCAGCGCCGTTTCTTGGTCCCGTGCCTCAAGTGCGGTACGCATCAAGAGATCAGCTGGAAGCGCATCGCGTTCAAGAAGGACGGCGCATTCAACGTCAAGCCGGGCTCGGTGTTCATGGAGTGCGAGCAGTGCAATCGCTCCATCTTCGAATCGGACAAGACCGACATGCTCCGCGCTGGTAAGTGGCGCGCCACCGCCGTTGGACAGTCCGGCATAAAGGGCTTCCATTTGTCGGGGCTGTACTCGCCGCTCGGCTGGTATTCGTGGGATCAGGCGTGCGAGGACTTCCTCAAGGCGCACCACAAGCTGAAGCAGGAGAAGAGCACGGAGAGTCTCAAGGTGTTCATCAACACGGTGCTCGGCGAACCGTATGAAGATGCTAACAGCGGCAAGGTTGAATGGACCGAGCTGTTTGCGCGACGCGGCGGATACAAGCCTAAGCCGCTGCCGAACGAAGTGCTGATGCTGACTGCTGGCGTTGACGTACAGAACGATCGTCTGGCTGTGCTCGTCGTGGGCTTCGGCAAGAACGAACGTTCGTGGCGCATACACTACGAGCATCTGTTCGGCGATCCGTCGCTCCCCGCCGTGTGGCGTCAACTTGACGAGATGCTCTATGCGCCGTACCGCCACGAATCGGGCGCTGATCTGCGTATCGTCTCAGCCGCTATAGATACCGGCGGTCACCGCACGCATGACGTATATAATTACGCGCGGAATCGCGATCCGCTCGTCATGGCCATCAAGGGCTCCAGCTCACCGGGACGCCCCGTGGTAGGACGCCCCACTGCGCAGGACGTCAGCTATAATGGGGTCACCATAAAGGACGGAGTGATGCTCTGGCCTATTGGAACAGACACCGCGAAGACGCTGCTGTTCTCGCGTATGAAGCTGGACGATGACGACGCCGCCGTGTGGCACTTCCACGACGGACTGGACGAAGAATACTTTCGCGAGCTGACGTCAGAGTATCGCCGCCCGAAGTACGTGAAGGGACAAGTGGTGGATGAGTGGGTTCGCGACTACCCGCGCGCCGAGGCGCTGGACTGCGAGGTGTATGCTTACGCCGCCGCTGTGCGCGCGGGCATTCTGCGCATGCGCTGGGATAAGGTCGCTGAGATTATACAGAGGGGAGCGGAGCAGCAGATAGCACAGCGCAAGAACGACGAGATACAGGATGCGCGCGCTAGAGCTGCCAACGTAGAAGCGGACGGCAAGACTATGGGGGAAGAGCGCACGCTGGTCAGCAACGAAAAGCCGCGCTCCCCTTTGTTGAAGACTGGCGGCAAGAATAAACTGCGCAAGTCGCGCTCGCCGTTCAAATAGCCGAGGTGGTGGAATGAGCTACACGCCTGAAGATAGGGAGTCTGTTCGTCAGGCCATTATGGCTCTGGTGAATGGGGAGCGCGTGGCGTCGGTGACTATTCGCGGGCGCACCACGCAATACAGTAGCGTGAGCCTGCCGGATTTGCGCGCGCTCGCAGTCGAGATGAGTATCGGTGCGGACATAGGGATACCGCGCCCGATTCGCATCGTGCCGAAAGGGGATAGGCGATGAGCAAGAAGACCAAGAACAAGATGCGCAAGAAGGATCTGCGGCGCATGGTCAGCTCCGTCGTGCGCGAAATGCAGGCGGGCAGCGGCGCGTATCACTCGGCGGCGGGCGGGCGAAGAACGCTGGCGTGGGCTCCGTCGAACTACGGTCCTAACACGGCGGTGAGCAGCGGGCACGAGCGTACGCTGTCGCGCTGTCGCGACGCCGCGCGGAACAACGAATGGGCGCGCAGCGTAATCGACTACAGCGCGAGCGAAGCCGTGGGCGTCGGCATCAAACCGAAGTCCCTTGCACCGACGGAGCAGCAGCGCACCGAGATACAGAAGCTGTGGAACATCAGCATAGACGAGATGGACTATGACGGTGTTCTGGACTTCTACGGCATGCAGGATCTGGCGTACCGCGCGCTCTGCGAAGCGGGCGAGGTGTTCCCGCGGATTCGCTACATGGGCGCGGGGACTGGGCTCGCCGTGCCGTTGAAGATTCAATTGCTGGAATCCGAGATGGTGCCGCACGACCTCAACTTCGCCGCCACGGGCGGCACGCTCGGCGCGTACACCATCGCGGGCATCGAGTTCAGCGGCGGTATCAATCGCAGGCGGCTGGGATACTGGGTCTACACTTCGCATCCGAACGAGCTGACGCTGATCGGTCGCGAGTCCGGCGCGGACAAGGTTTACATTCCCGCCGCCGAGATGATGCACGTATACCGCCCTGACAGACCTGGACAGGTTCGCGGCATTCCGCGCATCGCCACCATGTTGTCGCGCATCCACGACATCCAGAAGTACGATGACGCGATGCTGCTGCGCGCGCAGGTTTCTACCCTGTTCGCGGGCATCTTGAAGCGACCGGACAAGGCGGCGGGCAGCAGTATAAATCCGCTGACGGGCAGACCGTTTGACGCCGACCTTGACGATGATGATACGGCGCTCGCACCGATCGAAGCCGGTACGATGATGGAGGTGCCCGAGGGATTTGACGTGGACTTTACTAGCCCTCCGGATTTGGGGCGGAACTACGACAATTTCACCCGCTATCACTTGATGGCCGCCGCATCCACGATGGGGCTGACGTATGAGCTTCTGTCGGGGGATCTGCGCGGCATCAGCGATAGAGCGCTCCGTCTGCTGCTGCAGAAGTTCCGCCGCCGCGTCGAGATGGATCAGCATAGCCTCATGGCGTTTCAGTTCTGTCGCCCCGTGTGGGCAGCGTGGTTTGACGCCGCGATGCTCGCTGGTCGCCTGTCTCACGTGATTGACCTGAAGGACTACATCGCCAATCGCTCCATGTATACGGCGGTCAAGTGGGTTCCGCACGCGTGGCCGTATTTCCACCCGGAGCAGGACATCAAGTCCGCCGAGCTGGAGATCCGTGCCGGTCTTGCGTCGCGCGCCGACAAGGTTTCCAACAGAGGCGACGATATCGAGCAGATCGACCGCCAGAACGCGGAAGACAATGAGCGCGCCAAGCGCTACGGCTTGGGATACACCAGCAGTACGGCGCGCGATGAGCAGGAAAACGATCGCTTCGGCGGCGGAGGAGGCCGGGACACTGAGCCTGAATCCGACGAAGTGCCTGAGGACAATGCGGCCGAGGAGGAAGAAGAGGTATGAACAAGCGAGTAATCCGCGCGCCGTATGCTCACGTCGCGCAATTGATCTACGATACGCCGTTGATGGTCACCCCTCAGCGGCTCCGCGTCATACTGGACGCGCTGACGACGCGAATGGGCCTCGCCGATATGGGCGAAGCGTCTTTGAGCGTTGACGACTTCGCCCGCCCGCGCAGTGGAAGCGACATGCTGGTGGCGGCGCGGGAAAGCATCGACGGCGACTACGATCCGCATTCGCGCGGATACGTGGTGCTGAAAGGCGGTGCGGCGCTGATTCAAGTGAGCGGCACGCTGACGAACCGCGCATCGTGGCTGGACGCGACCAGTGGGCTGACGTCGTACGAGCGCGTGCGACAGGCTCTTGTCAACGCCATGGAAGACGTTCATGTCAAGCGAGTCGTGATGGAGGTAGACAGCCCCGGAGGCACGGCGAGCGGCGTGTTCGATCTGGCTGACCTTATATATAAGATGCGCGGTACGAAGCATATTACCGCCGTGGTCAACGATCTGGCGGCGAGCGCCGCGTATGCAATCGCCTCCGCCGCGAACGAAGTGTGGGCCACCCGCACCAGCTTGACGGGAAGCATCGGCGTCATCGCCACGCACTTTGACTATAGCGGCATGACGAAGCAGATGGGCGTGAAGGTGACTCACGTATTTGCCGGAGCGCGGAAAGCTGACCTGAGCCCATACTTCCCGCTGAGCGAACAGGCGTCGGGGTGGCTGCAAAATTCTGTTGATCTGGTGTACGATATGTTCACCAAGTCGGTCGCTCGCAATCGCAACATCAAAGTGAAGCGGGTGATCGAGCAGGAGGCCGGGATGTTCACCGGCGAAGAGGGAGTGGAGCAGGGACTGGTCGATAGTGTAATGTCCATCGACGAGGCTGTCGACCGTATCATCAGTCGGCGCGCGCCGCATAGCAGCGTAAGCGCCAAACAGAGTGGAGGTGCCGGAATGAGCATGGCAAAGTCGCAGGACCGTAGGGGCGCGGAAGAGGAAGACCGCGAGGAAGAGGAAGAGGAGACCAAGACCAAGTCGAAGAAGGCGCGGTCGAAGGCGGAAGAGGAAGAAGAGGAAGAGGAAGAAGAGCCCAAGACGAAGAAGGCGCGCTCGAAGAAGGCGCGGTCGAAGGCGGAAGAGGAAGACCGCGAGGAGGAAGAGGAAGAAGAGGAAAAGCCCGAAGCCAAGAAGGCGTCGGCGTTCTCGGCTTCATCTACCCGCAAGCGCGCCGAAGACATCAGTGCGCTGTGCGATGCTGCTGGCCGCATGGACATGGCGATGGAACTGTTCCTGTCCGGTATGAGCGCGGAGCAGGCGCGCGTCGCGCTCCAGACTGCGCAGGCGTCGGGCCAGTCCTCGACCGATAGCAACATCAGCCCGCGCACGGTTCGCGGCGGTCCCAAGAAGGAAGCGCGCGTGGATACGCACGACATCTACAATCGCTACAATCAGTCCATGACCGCGGAGGTGAAGTGATATGACCACTCAGTATAACGAAGGACGTCACACTGGCGAATACATTCTGCGGGAGCTGGACACGCAGCTCTGCCGCGAGCAGGTGACTGTCGTCCCTGGAGCGTCGGCGCTTCCCGCTGGAACGGTCTTGGCGCTGGCCACGGGCGGCGCTAACAGCGGGCATTATGTTCCGTTTGACCACGGCGGTTCCAACGGCACTAACGTCGCTTCGGCCATTCTGTACGATGACGTCGCGGGCTCCACCGACCCGATTCCGGCCGTAATCACTGCCCGCCTTTCGGTTGTCGCAGGTGCTGCGTTGAACTGGACGTCCAATCCCAGCGACCCGCAGAAGGCGGCTGCCGCTGTTCAGCTTGAGTCGAACACTGTACGTTCCGGCTCCAACATCATTGTTCGGTAAGGAGGATAGCTACAATGCCCACGAGTCTCACTGACGTATTCAACAACGACGCGTTCTCGCTCGTCTCCATGACGGAGCGCGTCAACAAGATGCCCTTTGTGCCCGGTCAGGCTGGCGCGCTCGGCATCTTCGAGGCGAGCGGTATTTCCAAGACCGTCGCCGCCATCGAAGAGCGCGCCGGAGTGCTGACGCTGGTGCCCGTGCGCGAGCGTGGTGCGCCCGCCGAAGTGCGTGACCGCGACAAGCGCAAGATTCGCGCGATCAAGGTTCCGCATCTTTCGCTGGAGTCCACCATCACCGCCGACGAGGTACAGGACGTTCGCGCGTTCGGCGCCACCGATCAGGTGGAAACGGTTCAGTCCGTTGTCGACGGGCAGTCGCAGAAGCTGTTCACCGACATCGACGCCACGATCGAGCACATGCGGATCGGTGCCATCAAGGGCATGGTGATGGATTCGGACGGCATTACGCCGATCCTGGATCTGTTCGAGGCGTTCGACGTTAGCGCGCAGGATACTCAGGGGTTTGACTTCGATCAGTATCCGGAGTCCGGCGCTGGCGCTGGCGCGCTGCGTACGAAGCTCAGCAACATCATCCGCTCCATCGAGGATGAGCTCGGCGCTGCCGTTTACTCCAGCATCCACGCGTTCGTCGGCAAGGACTTCTTCGACGCGCTGATCGCAGCGGGAGAGACCCGCCGCGCCTACGAACGTTGGCTGGATGGTGAGCAG